AGTGACAGCGCCTATGCCGCCTGTAGCGGCAATTCCAGTAACTTCTACTTGACCTGTGGCCTCTACAGTGGCAGAACCAACGCCACCGGTAGCCGCTATGCCCGTGACAGAAACATTTGCCGGTCCTGTGATTATTACACTGCCAACGTCACCGGCGGCGGCAACACCCGTCACCAAGCCGCCAGTTCCTAGCTCAAACGATACCTTTAGGGCGGTATCCGCTTGTGTGGCAAAAGACTCTTCTGCAAAGCCCACGCCACCAAAGAACCCGCCGCCCGCTCCCGTTGCCGTCATCGGCATGGTTGCCGAAACGCCAGTTACGGAAACATTTTCAGGCAGAGATGGCACGGCTGTGCCCACACCGCCCGTGGCCGCGATTCCGGTAACATTTATACCGATTGAAAAAACTACCTGACCAACACTGCTCGTTGCCTGTAGCCCCGTGACTACAGCGTCTGCGGTGCCGTTTATAGATGCACTGCCAAGACCGCTAGTGGCAGACAGCCCTGTAACGCCTACCGGACCAAAAGCGGAGGGAGTGCTGAATGGTGTCGCTGAAAATCCGGTTAAACCAAACATAGGCGTTAGTTAGGCCCGCTCTGAATGTGCGTCATTACAGTATACTACCCCTTTAAAACTATTACTCTTCTATGTTGAGTGGGTTGTCTAGTATTCTCTGTATGCGCTCTTCTAAATCATCGCGCATAGCCCTTAGCTCATTGTTTATCTCTCTGAGACTGTCGTTTACCCTTTCCTCAAGGGCGTAAACGTCGTCCCTCATTTCTCTAGTAGCCTCAGCAACCGTATCGTCCGTGCTTCTAGCAATCTTCTCCACAACGTCTATATCGGCCTGTAGGCGGTCTAGCTCACGCTCTAGCGCAGTAGTCAAAGACTCAACATTACCCATTTTCGTGTCGATTACCGCCAAAGCCTCATTGTAGGCGCTAAAGTCAGGCGAGACGTATTCGGTTATGGTTTGCTCTGCGGTCAACAGTCGCTGATATAGCTCAAAGCCACCCCACATGGCGGCTATGACACTACCCGCAAAAGGTATGGCAAGCAGGAGCTTGCCGCCTGAAACTTTCAGCCCCGCAAATTCTACCTCTGCCATTGTATGTCCACCAATTCGTTAAATGTTTCTGATCCCCCCAACCTAAGCAGACCAAAAGGGTCAACTCGTGGAGCGTTTTTCGGGTAGACCTGCCTGCTTTTATAAAACTCGTCACGGTCAGAAAGGTCTACATTTTGATATTGGTCGAAAGCGGGATTGCTGGATATTAAAAACACCGCAACGCTCTGATCTGTAAATCCACCCGTCTCTGACAGGGTTTCCAATTGCTGGTCCACGCTCTTATCAATCTGTACTTCGCTCATGGTTTTTAAGGCCACGGTAGCCTTTTGCACCATCACTTGCTCCTGAACGGTCGGCTCATCAATCTCAAAGCGGCTAAAGTCTGGCGGCTGGGCACTCAAAAACTGCCCAACACTCTGCCCTGTAGCCAACGCATCATTAAAATCATCCTCAAATTGCGCTTGTGACGGGGGTGCCAGATCAGCAGATGTCATGGTGTTTGACTGTTGCTGTTGTGTTTGCTGGACTAATGCCTGTGAAATTTGAGTGGCTTGTGTTGCCGAATCCCAGTAACTAACGCCACTGGATTGTCCTCTCGCTTGACCGCTAATTTGCGCGATTTGTTGCATTCCTTGATGTTGCTGTTGGTTGTCTGACTTTTTCGCCACCTGCTTTGACTGCTGGCTGGCGAGAGATAGCGCCATGCCTACTACATCAACCGCTGGCTTTACTACTTCACGCACAACCTCAACGGCTGGCTCTGCCCTCGCTTCTACAGCAACCTCTACCGGGGCCACCTCTTTTTCCATAACAACTGGCTCGGACATTTGCTCTACCGGGCTAGGCTTGGAATCTTTTGTAACTCGCACAACCTCCGCCATAACTTCTTCAGACGTTGCCTCTCTTAGCTCGCCAACCTGTACAGGCTTTTCCTTAACTTGTATCAGCTTTTCTGCCTCATCAAGCACAGGAAGCTCGTCCTCCATGCGCGGCATTTCCTGCATCGGGGGCGCATTTTCAATTCTTTGCCCAGCCTGCACAGGACGTGCATCTTCCATTCGTGGAGCGCCCTGCTCAGGCGGCATCCCAAACATTTCTTCTTCTTGGTCTGTATTTTCATAAACCGGAGGAGGTTCTACGTGCTTCATCACACTGGGTTTGCCAGTGGCGTCCGGCTGATCTAAAAACAAAAAGTCGTCAGGGGAGTCACCAAACACGGCATTTGTTGCTTGATCTGCAAAAGTGGGCGGCTGAGGCTCTGGCGGTGGAACGAATACCGGCTCCACCACAGCAACATTTTCACCGTAACCCGCACAGGACGGGTCGTTCTGAGGATTTGAGCAATCGGGTGCGACAGGGACAGTATTTATCGGGGTGTATATCGCTACTACTGATGCATTCCTAACCGCTGGACCGTAGTTGCCTGCCCAAAAACCTCTGTCTACACCATCAATTCTCAGGCTGACAGCCTCGTAGGCCGTGCCAAAGTCATAAACTTCAGTGCCAGCAAAGGTCTGCCACTCTGCGTTAAAGTCCCGTTGGCTGAAAACTTCCCGAACATCAGTGTCGCCAGCCGCGTTGCCAACCGCGAGAAACGCATCTATCTCATCCTCTGTGCCATTTGGGTCGCCACAATAACCGCCAAATGAGTTGTTGCAGTTGTACAGCGCGTCAAACGACCAGTTCAGGGTTAGGATTTGTAATGGATCGTATTGAGGCAAAACACCCACCGCCGTCACATTACCCGTCTGGAAACTGTATCGGTATGTATCAGCGGCGGCATTAAACGCAATGTTGGCAGACGCTTCTGTAGCAGTAAGCAGGTTTTCAGACGTTTGTGTTTGTCCGTATCCAGTGCAGGCGTAAAACATGAGCATTGTGCCAACAAACCGTTTCATGTCACATCCGCCTTTCTGGTGAGGGGATACGCTCAGGGTAAGACGCCCACAACGCCTTGGCCTCATCACCTATCTGGCCCTCAATAGGGCAGGGTGTGCCGGCATCCATCATGGATGACCATACCCTGTAGTCTTGGCACATAAGGCTTACAGCCGCCACCCTCATACCCATGTCATAAAGGGTCTTGCTCAACTTAATCCTTTCGCAGTTCTTGTCTCGCACAGACTTGCCGGTCGAAAAACCAAGTATCTGCGTCTGCACCGCACCAGATATGCCCGTAGTACAAAGGTCTTGGCTGTAGCTACTACCAATACTTGGGGCTATCGCGCTAGGGGGTGGCGAGTTGATGTCCTGCGTCACTCTCTGCGTTGAATTACTAGTAGAGTTATTGGTGTTTACGTTGTTGGTGTTTGAGTTTGACTTAACGTCTGATGTAGACCTGCTTGTCTGGTCAATAGTCGTGTCAGATGTCGTCAAGCTAACACTATTGTTGGTGTTGGTATTCTGATTGACGTTCGTGGCACTGCTAACAGACGTGCTGTTGTTGGTATTTTGATTGACGTTGTTATTGTTGTTTACGTTGCTACTGGTTGAGTTGCTTGTGTTGATATTGTTAATCAACCCGGTGTAATCGGTCGTGTTGACGCTCTGATTAAGATTGGTGTTATTCGTAACTGCGCTGTAATTTGAATCAATAACTGACGTATTAACATTGGTGTTTATGTTGCTGTTTATGTTGGTGTTTGTGTTTACGTTGGTGTTCTCAGACGTACCCGTGTAGGTCGTCGTATTCACGTTTTCGTTGTTATTGGTGTTGGCGCTAGTAGACGACGATGTTGTATTTATGTTGGTCGTCGTTTGGCCTAGCGACAGGACAGGCCATAACAAACACGCAGTAATAGTCACTAATCGCTTCATGTGACTTCTACAAATTATGGCTTTTCAGGCCAAGTAATTGTGTTAGGAAAATCTGCCTGCTGTGGCACATCACGCAATGCTTGCCTGTACGTCTTCATCGCATCAGACATCGTGACATCTGCCAAAGCGTAATGATCCGTCTCCATTAACAAGGCAGTGCGCTTGGCTCTCTCGGTTGCCGCCGAAGCCGCAGTATTTGCCGTGTCGTATGCTGTCTTTTGCGCCGCGACTGTCTGAACATCACCGTTACCATCGGTGTATTCAGTAAACATTTCTTGCTCTTTCCACGCATATACCCAGTTACCTTTACCGTCCTGCACAGCGCCATTACGCACAACAGTTTTGTATGCCGCGCTAGGAGCGGGAGCAGGAGCCTCTAACACAGGGTCAACACCCAGCGCATCATGGACAGAGCTATTCCACGCTTTAGGAAAACTCATGTTTTTGTTTTCAACGCGGAGTTGAGTGTCCGTCTTTATCTCGCCGCTTGATCTGTTTCTATACTCTGCCATGTCAATTCCTATGCGATTGCGTAAAAGAGATAAGTGCCGCTAGAGGCATTAAGTCCCGCTGGCGCTGATGATGTAACGGTAAAGCCGCTAGATAGGGGGTCTATGTAGTCTGTGTTGGTAACTTGTGCGGCGGTAGAGTTCAACAATAGATAAGGGTCATCTCCCGCCACGATGCCACGCGAAGAATCATATAAGTACCAATCGCCTGTACTGTCTGATCGTTTAATCAACACAAACCTAGCGCCAGCACTAAAGCCGCAATCTACATTTAAGTCACTGCCTGTTCCGGTGTAAGTACCGACCTTGCTTATTCCATCAGCAGTTGCAAATAGGTAAGCGATGTAGTTATAACCAGAGCCGTTGCTTTCTGATCCATCTCCCACCGTAAAAGACGCGGCAGTAGGTGCTGTGTCGTTAAAAGCGCCAGTATTAGAAGCCGCACTGTTGTCATTTAATGTTAATCGCTTGCCTGCCCCCTGAGATGAGCTATATACATACCAATCCTTGGCGCTGTTCCTCAACTTAACAATCATTAGCTCCGGTGTCACACCAAGATTATGCGCCACGGTTCTTCCTAGGGTGTTGTTTCCGGCATAAGCCACAACATCAACAAAGCCGGGGGCGCGTCTCCACATCCATGCATAGTCGTCAGCGTTAGTTGACCCACCACCATCTTTGAAGCCGGTACTGTAGTCATATTCAGGGCTACCTTCTTCAGCATCAGTAACCGACGTATACATTTGTTTACCAGTAAGACGAGACGAGAATTGAGTATATCCCGTCTCATCTACAGTATTTTGAAGGGCAAAATCAACAGGGAAGCCGCTATCATACTTGGGAGAAGTTGTTGTTGTATCATTGTCTTGCATAAACAAATCAGTAGCCGCAAACTCTGATGCTGGCTTGTTGGGTCTGCGGATAGCCATGTAGACGTAGGTTTGACCCGAGCCGTTGTAACCGCCGCCAGTTCCCTCAAGCTCAAAGCCAGTTGCGGTAACGCTCAAATGGTTACTGCTTCCTTCTACATCCTCAGAGTTTGCTTTTAAACCAACAGCATCATTGCCGTCAGCAACAATCCCCCTCATAGTGTCGTACATATACCAATCATTAGCGCCAGAACTTTGCTTTATCATCAACCACTGGGGTTCAAAACCTAGATTTATACTGTTTCCTGCTGACCCTGTACCCGTATAGCTATCACACTTAATAATTGCTTCGTCACTGTCTGTGCCAAAGTCTTGGGCATCGTGGGCAAATAGGTAGGCTACATAGCTCCTGCCACTTTCATTATTTATGCCACCAGAACCAACAGTACCTAGCGTAAAATGAGTTGATGTTGGATCGGTGTTATTCCAATAAGCAATGCTCGTATCCTCTGCGGCGGTAGTGCTCAAAGTTAATGATTTTGTATTACCTATGCCTCTGTGATAAACCACCCAATGTTCACCAGCACTAAGATTTTTTATCAAAATCATGCCGGGAACTGAACCAAGGTTATGGCTTACAGCATGACCCGCACTTCCATTACCCGTGTAGGTAACAATGTCAAAAAACTTTTCTTGCTTGGCGAACGTCCACGAAACGAGATCACCGCCGCTTTCATTCCAGCCCGCAGTCCTTCCTACTGTATGGCCATTGTTGTTAAATGTTTGGATTCCATTACCGTCAGTGCCTTGAGAGGTATTGCTATTGCTTCTGATGTACGGGCTATTTGTTAACCCCCTAACCGAATCCACAAGGTTATGATCGTTAGTGTTAGTTCGATTTTTAGTCCAAACAAGACCGCCCCTACCGTTACCTGAAACGTACTCAGTGCCGTTTTCTACAATCGTAGGTGAGCCATTAGAGGTAAAGTCACCACCTGTACCCGCGTTTTTGCCAACAGCGTAGGCCGTTGTCATCGGGATATACATAATTGGGTTTAGTGCGGCAAGCGTTGAAGCGGCAGTAGAGCCGCCGTTGGCATCAATAAAGATTCTGCGATTAGACTCTGTTGATAAATCACGATAGGTGTAGTCAAGGTAGAGGTGGGCCAAGTTGTCGTTATGAAGACCCCTTGTTGAGCCGTTTCCCCATATACCTATATAGTGAGTCGATCTGGTAAATTCTACATTTGCATTGTTATAGGTGTTGTATGTGACTGTTGCCGCCTCATCGTTGAAATATATGTACCGATTAGACGAATTAGCAAAATCCAGCGAAACAAGGATGTTTGTGAATGCGTTAGTAGGCAGTACTGTTGTTGTTGATAGCTGGAGTGTTCTAACTCCACCATTCCAAGCCTCCATAGAAAGAGTGTTGTTTGATTGGATGGCGATCAAAATTCCATTATCAGATGAATCAGTGGCATATAGCGTTCGCTGGTTATCATCTATCTTCGGGGTCAGAAAAACCCAGCAACTAAAAGTAAACGTCTTTCCGTCAGCATTACCTGTCAGGTCACTCGACCGACTTAAAAAGTCAGTGTTGTGAGCAAACTTTGTGCTTGTTCCTACGCCAGAATCACCAAGTCTGATGCCGGTTTGGATTCCGTGCACTATGCTTGTGTTTACGCCATACGAGCCACCAGTGCCTTCATATAAAAAACATGAAAACACATCATCCACGTAAGTAGGGTCACCACCAGCATTGCCAGCGGCGGCTTGTAGTAATTTAGTGCCTACGCTCATCCCAGTGCCTGCCCAGCTACAAATCCGTAATAATTTGTGCCGCCATCAATAGTGAAGAACACAAACACATCCACACCGTCGTTTGTTGCCGTCAGGGTAGGGGCTGTAGCCGCAGGCCAATCTACGCTGGCAGGCCATGTAATCGTTCTAGCACTACTGTCCTGAATCACCTTTAACACAAACGATGACGCCCTGCCTGATGCGGCTGGGTTGCTAAACGTGTAGGTCACATTTTCAGTTAGGTCGTGCAAAAACACATTCCCATCCTGAAGATTAATTGTGGCCGCATTGGAGCTGGATGTTATTGTCGTAGACTCGTCAATCGTGCCGTTATCAAAGCTAACCACACCATTTGCATCTGCGGTTACCGCCTTGCTTGCCTGCGTTAGACCCAAGGTGGTGATGTCTAGGTAGTTGATCTCTGTAGTGGTTGCGGTAACGCCGGGAAGATCGCTTGTAAATGCCAGTTTGCCACTGCCGTCTGTTTTAAGTAGCTGTCCTGCTGACCCATCCGCATTGGGAAGCTCTAAGCTATAGGTTGCAGTGGCGCTATGCGGTGGCCCTTTTAGGGTTACGCCGTGGCTGTTTGATTCACAGTTAAACCTAATTGCACCGGCATTGGTATTACCGTATAGCTCTGTAAAGCCTGTGCCATTTGGGAATAACTGTATATTACCGTTAGTGTCTGTAGACTTAATGGCGTTGGTGTTGATCTGAAGGTTCTCAATCGACACTATGCCATCTGCGTCTTCAAATACTGACTTGCCAGCAGGATATGTCAGGATGACATCCTTGGTTCCTGCGGAAAAGTTAACTGCACTGTTGCTATTGGAACTCGACAGCACCGTGGTACGGGTTATCGTGTTGCCGCTAGTAGCATACGTGCCAAGACCAACCTCAAAAGCAAGGTTGTTGTTATCGACAATCGCGTAATAGGTTGTATCAGCATTAGACAGTACAGAGGCAAAGGTACGGAAGTTAGGCTCCGCACCAGCGAGCGAAACAGCTCCCGTGCCTGTTGTTGTCGTGGTTTCTTTTACGCGATCCGCTACGACCAAAGCCATGACTAGGCAATCCTGATAATAGCGTTGGAGGCATCCGGTGTGGGGAACACAATAGTGAAGTCACCAGCACTGGACGACTTGTCGGAACCAAAGTCCAACACTAAAACGGTATCTGTAGTACCCGAGCCACCGCTAGTTGTCGTATTGTATATAAGTGCTCCACGCGCCGTCAGTGTTGACGAGCCGAATGTGAGATCGGCAAAGTCGGTCAGGGCTGTGGTTCCAGACAGCGTTGGGGTCACATTGGTGAGTGTCCCGCCACCTGCTGAGTAGCCTGTACCGCTAATCTCGTTTCCTGTGGTGTACGCTGTGGTTGCCGCATCAAAACTGGCTGAGTTGGTATACATCGCCAGCTTGAATGTGTGAGCACCGTTTGTAAAATTGTGAGCGCCAATAAGCAGTTCTTGCTTAAACGACGAACACATGAAGTTTCCGCTAAAAGCCATATCACATTCTCCTGATTAGTTCGGCTAGGTCTTTTTGCCCTGCATCCAGAAGGGCGTTATACACTGTAGTTCGGTCGCTGTTTGCGGCCTCTTTCATGTAGAAAACAAGAACCGCTCTAATGTGATCCTTGAATGCCTGCGCCTGTGCCTGTACTTCTGGCAACGCAGTATCGGCTACCGAGACGATCTTATCTAAGCATCTCTCAGCAATCTCTTCTGGGGTAAACCCCCTGTTCTCTGTAGTGTGAACCGCAACCCCACCTACCTCTACACCACTGCTTACACCAATCATGCTCTGGCTTTCCTCACTTCACCCGACCTGTAGCTGTCTGTTGTGCTGTAGCCTTCGCCCAACTGCTCCAGATTAGCCAGTGCCTCCATATACCTTTGGGTATACATCTGCATTAAATCAGGGTCGCCCTTCAAAAAGGTGTACGCCTCAACAAGACAGCCATACAAAAGCGTGGACTCTGCGTTGGTGCCGAGCCAGCTTGTGCCGTCTCCAGATGCGGTGATTGAGGTGGGTTTGTGAAAGTAGTGCAGTTCTGCGTCATAAGCAGAATTGGGGGTGGGGCCGAGAATAAACGCGGTGCGGCTGAAGATGCCGTAGTATTTTGGCGCTCCCTGTGTTGCTGTCAGCGGGTACGCCTGACGTATAAAGTTTACGTCCTTGAACATCAGATACTCAAAGCCAGAGTTTTCGATGGCTAACGAGTAGGGTGTCAAAAAATCTGTAGGCATGATCAAGTATTGATTACCGCTCGCCACAGACCCAGATACATTCTTACGAAAATCAGGCAGTTGCACGGTCTTGAGAATCTTGTCCTCTGCCTGCGTAATGATCGTTGTCAAATTATTGACAAACGTAGTCTCGTTTGACTCCGTGTAGTCCTGAATAGCCTGCTTTAGAGTCGTAAAGGTAAACGCCATCAGGATGTCTCCACTGTTACGCGCCCAACAGCACCCGCCATATCAAGGCCGACAGTGCGGCTTCCAAGCGCCGTATTGCCTCCCCCGACAGGATCGAACGCAGACAGTGACCGACTTTCATCAATACTGCTGTCAGGTCGCGGGAATCGTAACGCTTGCGGGTCGTTTGCATTGACATCCCCCAGCTTTAGCTGTGGCTGGTCTTGGTCTACAACGTCCCTGCCTACCAGAAGTCCGTTCCAACGACCATCCTCAATCTGTCTGACCAGATCACGCAACGGGTATCTAAACCCTGTCCGGTCACAAAAGCCAAAGGCTTTCGACCCTTTCGCGTAACTGCTCATAAATTGTTATATCCACCGGGGGCCATGTAAAGCGATGCCTTTTCTCTGGATGCATCTGCCGCCAGATTCCATTGCTCCTCGTACACCTCCCTGAGTGCCGGTGCCAACGGTATAGACTCAGGCTTCTTGCTCGCTATGTAATAAGCTAGACCAGCCACCATGCACGGCAGATACCGCGCTGGCACATCCATGTTGTTGGACGCTGGCTTTCCGGTGTCCTCTATCCTATCTAGGTAGTAGTACGCAAACGTGTAGGTGGTTGTTGCGTCTGGCACAGGCCAAAAATGCAACGTCAAGCCTGCTGGCTTGCGCTCAACGTAATACTGTAGCGGCCTGCCCTGCGTCAGCTTGTTGGTCTGGTGGGCATACTGACTCACCGAGATTCTCTGCATGGTCAGGTCAGACTGCTTTGAGGTGTCGCCTGCGTCAGTCCGCAACAGACCCTCAATAATGTCCTGCTTCTCCGAGGTCAAGTCGTATGACGAGGTGCCTGCGGTCAACGTCTGCGTAGCATCTCTTACTGTCCACAAGTTAAGACCACGGTTCTGCCACTCCAGCATCAACAAGTCCAGACTGCGCCGTGCTGTCCGGTAGTCATAGCCGCTTCGTAGCTCAGAGCCTGCTCGCTCAAACGCCTCTTCAAATATATCTGACAAGTCAAGAGTAAAGGCTGTCGTTCCGCTAGTCGCCATTAGACCTTCCTTCCTCTAGTCCTGCCCTTACGGGCCAAGCCGTTCCTGCATTTAGCCGCTTTGGTTTTCTTTGACTTGGGCGCATTTTTGATCTGCTTGCCCATCTGCGCTCTGCTTATAGGCATATTGTCACCAGTTCTTGCAAGACCAATAGCGAGCAGACATCTTGCTTGGCGGCTTGGAGTCGCACTTGTGTCTAGCGCGGAAAGACTTACGCCTTTTCGGCTGGCTCTTCTTGATCTTCATGTTCTTGTCGCCATAGCGGATGATTTTTTCTTTCCCATCCTCACACGCCTTGACCACAAACTTCTTCTTGGAGTGGCTGGGCGTTCGCTTTGGCTTGTTGCACGACATGGACTTTTTGTTGACCTTGCCGCCCGACTTGTAATACAGGCGCATTACTTTCGATGCCTCGACGTTTTCTTGGCAACCTTCTTGGGTTGCTTTGAATGTTGCTTGCCTTTCTTGGTATCTGCGCGTTTTTTCCGCGTGGTCGCGGCATACTCTTTGTCGGAAAGAGACTTGATGGCTTTCTCAGGAAGGTAACGCTCACCCGTGGCTTTCTTGCCTTGGGTACTGGGCTTGCCAGACTTGGTGCGCCACTTTTGCTTAGTCCAGTTCTTGAGGGACTTTTGCGACTTCTTGAGGGCCATCAGTCTTTATATCCTCCCCCAGCTTTTTTGTACGCGGCGGCGGTCATTTGCGCTTTTCTAGCAGACCACTGTCCCGGCTTTCCACCCTTACCGCCAGCCTTTATTCGATTGAATATACGCTTACGCAGTCCGGGCTTAGTGTAGTTTCCAGCCTCGTTGACGCGAGACTTAGACTTCTTCTTAGCCTTTCCGCCTTTCTTGTAATACTCTCTCATCAGCCGTAATTCTTCTTCAACTTCAGAACGACAGAGTACGTGTCAGTGTCACTCGCGCCTGTGGTGGTAAAAAGAATGTCCCCTGTCTTGCCACCAGCGGCGGCATTGTTGGGTAGACCTACAAATTCAGAAAAGTCCAGCGTATCGCCATAGTCAGCGATTAGCTCCCATGCAAGAACATTGGTACTTGCATCGCAGAAAATCTGCACCCCCATGCCCTTGGTGGTATACCAAATGCACTCAATGTTGACACTGGTACACGCTCCTTTGCTTGCAGGGTCTGCACTCAACGTAGATACGTCCACCTTAGCCACTCCAGCTTCACCTGTGCCATCACTAATATTGGTGAAGTGCATGACTGCTGTGCGGGGACCATCTTCAATAATCGTGGTTGTGACTACATCAGCCATCTTGTCCTCCAGATAAGGGGGCTATGCCCCCGTCAGTTTATGATGCGTCTGAAGTACTAGAGATACCGAAGAACTTGAGCACAATGACTGTGTCGCTTCCGGGGTCGCCAGAAACTACAAGCTCGACTTCATCGCCAACTAGACCGCTTGCGCCAGTGGTAAAGCCAGACATACCTAAAACGCCGTTACAACCAAAGAATCCTTTGAATCCGGTTGTGTTCAGCGCGGCAGAGATGCCATCGACATAACCATCGGTGTCTGCGTCAGTACCAATGTCGTTGAGGTTTACAGCGTTTGTGGAAGCTGTGGTGACCGCTACGGTAACGCCCATAGGGATAAAGTTGACGGGAATTCCAACCGCAGTCTCTTTACCTGTCGTTGCCCCATTGGCTACGGTGATCGTGGCCTCATAGGTCTGCAACGTCATAGTGCTAGTAACAGCGCCTGTCGTGGAATTTTTGGTGATGTCTTGGAACCCGTTTTCAGAACGAACGGGACCGTTAAAAGTAGAAGTAGCCATGTGATTCTCCTGTCGTGGCTAGAGTCTAATGTTCCACATGGAACAATTAGTCAGGGAAAAAGGGGGCCGAAGCCCCCATGCTGTTAGGAAGTTCCGGGCGAGCCGTAAATTCCGAGTGGATCAGATACGCCAAAGCTGTATCTTTCACGGGCTTTGTAACGGACATTGCCCGTATCAAAGTCGCCATCCATTGATGTCTCCAACGCTGTTCTGTCGAAGTGCTTCATGCCGTTCGGTACATCGGTAATCAAGAAGAAGGCATTAACGTCAGTCAGGAAGTGATTGACAGAGTAGCCTTCTGGGATTGACCCGTTGTTGCGAAGGGCGTTGATGTCGTTGTCAGAAGTTCCGACTCGACCTTCAGTCTCAAGCAAACGAGTTGCTACAAACTGAAGTGCGGGGGGAACAATCAAACGACGAGGCCGTGCCGCGATCAACAGTCCACGCTCATCGGTAAATGCGGCGATATTAATCACAGCATCTTCCAGTGAGGTTTCGTTCAAATCAGCCGCAGTGGTGGGACGGTTGGAGTTAGTTCCACCGTTTACCAGAGGGTGAGATGTGCTGAACAGCGTTACGCCGTCACCAGATTGGAAGGTGTTGAAACCGTTATTCAACGGATTCGCTGACTTCACTTGCTTGGTATGCGCCATTGCCCTTGCAAGAGCTTTTGTATATCTTGCAGACAATGAGTCATATAGATTGTCCTCCATTGCTTCTTCTGTGATGGAGAAGCCGAGAGCAATCGTTTCATGATTATACCTAGCAGTGAACGACTCTTGCGCCGAGTCATAGCTGATGGCCGCGCCTTCAGCTTTAACTGGTGCGGCACCGAAGCCGGACAGCTTTACCTCTTCCTCAAACGAACGCTCAGATGATTCAGTTTCGTAAATCATCGTGTGTTCGTCGTCATACCGCTCGTATTCCAAGCCGAACAAGGCGTTCAGACCGGGGAGCAGTTCTTTCAACATTTGTGCGCGTGAAATAGCCATTTCCTAAGTCTCCTTAAACGCCGAGCTTGGTTTCGTAGGCATGGCTAAGTGGAAGGTACGTCACAATACAGTCGGTGAAAGCATCACCTACCGTACTCTTAGGCCCATCCACGAAGTCCACAATACGAAGCGGAAGCGTGTTGGTGGTTGCGATAGAGCCACCGTCAAGAGCATTCTTGCTCCTACCGATAGCAGTTGAGCCAGCAGTGCTGACAGCCGAGACGTTGTTACCCAGACCTGTCTGAGCAATTGCCTCGTCTCCCTGCATCTGGAACAACAGCTTGGGGTCATCCACGACATAAGCCATGATGTCACTTGCCGCTGTTGAGGCAGGGAAGTATTGGTTAAAGGTTAACTGACCAGTACCGGGATCAGTGTAGGAAACGCCGACAAAGATGCCGACAGTTCCTGCCACGACAGACGTAGTAACCGCCGCCTTTTCCAGAGTACCAGCCGCAACCAGCTTGACGAAATCGCCATAAAAGATGTCCGTGGCATAACCACTAGCAATCTTGATATGGCGCACTTTTCCGGTGAAAGAACCAGAAGCACTAAGAGTGCCTACGGGTTCTGCACCCATCGGAGTAGCCGCTGTAGCCATTTTAAGTCTCCAAACTTAGATTAAAGGCCAAAGCTCTCCGGTAAACCGGAGTCAGCCTCGACCAAAGGTAGTCCGAGTAGACCGCTCAGGATTCAGAACGGGCATTCGGGGATCGTTTTGCTTTAAGAAGTTGTTGTCCACAGACTCCATCTGGCTATCGGCAACCTGCTGATAATGGGCTTCCCTCGCCTCTGCATTAGCCTCTGGCTGTTTGCATAGGAGAAGTCCTCCAATTTCGATGTTTCCCGCAAAACGGGAGTCGATATCAGACATTACTTCTAGCTCTGGATGATCTTCTGCTTTAACAGGAACCCAACCCTCCCGAAACTTCTGGGAGACATTCGTGTTATCCGCGTGGCCCAATGTGCTGGTGCGTACCCACCTGAACACCCATCCGTCTTGCGGAGCGGGGTTCGGCAATACGGAGGCCGGAAGCCACGAATCGCTGGCTCTTGTTTCAACTTCTCTGGACTCTGCGTCCCTGTTTATGCGCTCTTCTGCCATTACTGAGCCTCCTTAACAAGCTGGTTGGCATATTGTTCGGGTGTTAACCCTAGCCTCTTGGCTAGGCTTAGCTGAGTGCGAGTCAGCTTCACCTTGCGTGGCTTCGCACCGTTATTCCGTGAGGAAGGCGCTGTGACCACGGGGGGACTTCTAGTGGCAGATACCTCTTGCGAGTCATCACCACCAAAGTATTCTGGAAACTTAGAGCGCATTGTGCGATCTATAGTCTCAAAGTATTCGTCGGAATTGGGATCATATCCCTCATCCCTGACAAGCCGCTCATGGATACCATACGCCAGAGCAGTCATGTCTTTTTCCTGACCGAACCACTGATTATCCTGCGCCCACTTAGCCGCTTTTTCGGTTGGCTGTGGTGGCGCTTGAACCTGTGGCTGTGGTTGTTGTACTGGCGGTTGCGGCTCTGGAAAACGCTGTGGCTGTTGAACCTGCCTTTGCCGCTCCGCATTCATCTGGTTCATCTGATAGTCAGCAGACTGAAACTCAGATTGCGCCCTCATCATAGCTTCTTGGGCTTCGACAACCTTATCCGTATTTCCTTCTTCGTATGCTTGGCGATATTGACCTTTAGCTTGCTCCAGAGCCAAATTAGCTCGCTCTCGAATCTGATGAACCAGATACTGCTCGCCTTCTTGGATGATCGCATGATACTTCTTGTTCTCATCCGCATACTTTTGAGCCACTCTGACAGCTTCTTCGCGCATCTTTTCAGCGGCTTCACGTTGCCTACGCTCTTCATGCTGTTGATAGCGCATTTTAGCAATGCGTTTTTTGACTTTTTCTCCGTAACCCTCCAACTCTTCGTCTTCTGACTCAACTGTCTCCTCCTTGGCTTCCTTGGCCGGAGGGCGACGATCCTCTGGGGGCCGGTCATCTACAACTTCGACATCAACATCGGTTTTTTCGCCGCCAATGGTTGTCTTGACACCGAAAAACTTGTCCTCAGTGGACATGGTTTGTTCTTCCATCTGCTCTTCGCTCATACCTTCACAATCCCCCTTGGGTCTTCAACTACTGCTTCAACGCTATCGTCGTTGATAAGGCGAAATTCCTTACCATGAACCTTGAATCGCGTTCCACTGTATGAGCGCATCAGCACCCAATCACCTTCCTCGCACCACGGGCCGCTTGGAAATCGCTTCTGATCTCCATAAGCGTCAGCGCCCATCTTCACAACAAATCCACACACAGAGCCAATCTCTTCTATGTGCAGGGTTTCTTTTGCTTTGAGGATGCCCCCCTCCGTTTTTTCGTCGGGTTCTGGCAGAGCAATGAGTAATTTGTAACCTTTGGGTTCGGGTAGTTGCTTGGCAACCTGTGTGTCTTCTTCAGTCATAGTCCGTTCCTGCACCAGAGATAGGTGTCTGGTGTCACCATGCGTTACCTTGTGTAACGAATTACTCGCGCTCTATCCTTTCATCTAGGTCTAGTAGCGTTCTCTCAGCAAAGGCTAACCCCTGAATAATCCCCACATTGCGGGAGTACTCATCCATGTCCTTGCAACCGCCTATCGCCATGTGATCTGAGACCTCATTCATCTGGGTTCTCAGGTCGTCTTGTATGGCTTGTAGGACGTTATTCGTTGCCTTTTTCGTCATCTAGGGTGTCCCTGATTAGGTTGAATCCAGCCTTGAAACCCTCTATCTCTTGCTGGGTTTCCTCTTTGGAATCTTGCATCGCCACCTTTGCGGCGATCTTTGCGCTTTCTAAGCGTTCCTCTTGATCCATCCTCTCCAGATCAAGCATGGTCTTGGCTTCCGCCTTCTGTGCATCGACTTGGACTTTAGCCATGTCGGTCTGCGCCTTAGCCGCCGCCTGCTGTTCTTTGAGCGCCAACTCGCGTTGTTGCATTTGAACAATCGGGTCTTGTGACTGCTGGGCGTTTTTCTCTGCCTGCTCCATCATCTGAGCCTTGCCTGTAAGCTGTTCTGCGGCAGGCACTGCCAGTCTGGATATACGCAGTTCGATATCTTCAGGTAGCTTTTCATCTGGGCCGGGAAGCTCAATTCCCAGCTCTTTCTCAATCTTAGACCTGTATAGAAACGCTACGTGTTCTGCAATGTGAGCGGCAAAAGCGGCCTCTATGGCCTTCTTATTAGGCGCTCTGGCGATCATCTTCATAATCTCTGGGTTTTGCATCGCCGCCATGTGAACTTGTATATGCGCTTCGTGATCCTGATAAATGAATGCCTTCACTGGTTCTCCAGTGATGATATTCATATTTTCTGTGACAGGGTCTGTCGGCTTTATATCGTCCTCTGTTGGGACGATCTTGTCTGCGTCCTGAATACCCAGAACGTCTAACATCTGGCGGTGAAGCATCCC